AGGTACTGACCAGAATAATAAACATCACATCTGTAAAAAGAAAAGCAGTTCCTTTGAGGCACTGTCCCAGGTGATTTTATCGAATATGTCTTTTGCAAATTTCTTCTTTTCTTCCAGGGAGTCCGTATCTAAAAACTGTATTATTGATTTGTGAATTAAATCTATATTTAGCTTGTCATTAGAGTTAAAAAGTTTTTCTCTTTCCAGTTTGAGAAGTTCTTCTTTTAAAGTATTGCTTTCCTGTGTAAGATTTTCTATTCTTTCCGCCAATGGTTTGGCAGCATCATTTGAAAGAAGAATCATCTTGTCTATAAGGCTGTCAACAGCTTTTTTATTTGATACAATTTTTTTGTTTATAGATTTTATGTCCTTGTCTACATTGGATTTCTTTTTATTAGCGTTATAGTATTCAGTAAGTGTACCCTTGTCCCTCATTTTCTCAAGAAAAGTTTTGACTTTGGACTCAGCCCAGTCAACTCTGAGAGAAAGATTGGAGCACCCATTTTGTCTGTATCTTTTACCACTGCAGGTAAAATAGTATAGCCTGGTTCCATCACTTCTTATCCTTCCAGGAGAAACTCCCATACCTGATCCGCATCTGCATTTCATAAGTCCACCTGTAAGAAATGTAAATTTACTTTCATGTGGATGGGGAGCAACTGTCTTTTTTTCAAGCTGACTTTGTACAGCAATCCATAAATTCAAGTCTACAGCAGGTTCATGTCTTGATACACCTACCATCATGCTTTTATCTTTCCATGCCTTTACACCTTTATATCTTGGCCTGCGGTTATATGGGAGAAATCCACATCCGTTTGGTTCGCCATAGACAGTATATCCTTTGTTTTTAAGATACTTTATGGACTCTTCTGTGGCTTCCAGATAAGTTGGATTTGTAAGTAGTCCATAGATGGTCTTTGGATTGTAGGTGAAGCCTTTCAGCTTGAAATATTTGTGTATTTCAAAGGCAGTATAACCACTGGCGTATTTTTGAAATATGAGTTTTATGTTGTCTGCATCTTTTTCCTTTTTCAAGTATGAAACTTCCTTGCCGTTTTCTTTTACTTTCTGTACTGAATATCCTGAGGGAGCAGTACCGCCACTCCATCTACCGAGCTTTGCAAGTTCCCTCATGTTGTCCTTTACTCTCTGTGCTATATTCATTCTTTCCATTTCAGCAAAGGAGGCCAGGAGCATCATCATCATTTTTCCTATAGGTGTGGAAGGATCGAAACCTTCTGTAACAGATACAAGCTTTACATTTAGCTTGTCTAGTTCATCAAATACATTGACGAAGTCCACTATGTTCCTGGCTATACGGTCTACCTTGTATACTGCAACTACATCAAACTGTTTTATTTTGACAAGCTGCATCATTCTCTTGAAGTCAGGTCTGTTTATGTTCCCACCGGAAAAGCCTTCATCTTCAAATATTTCAAATTTGCATTCTTCGTTTTGTCTCTGGAAGTACTGTTTGCATATTGCTATCTGATTCTTTATGCTTTCTCCTGTATCTGTTTCTACTGATTTACGGCTGTATATGGCTATTTTGAGCAATAGGGTGGCTCCTTTCATGCGAATATTTTATATAATTATAACATATTAATTACCCTGTTACTAAAAATAATACGGTTCTAGAATTTTGATTAAAGCATATAGATAAGAATTATACAGTAAATGATAAATTTTATTTGATATATTTTAAAAAATATGAAGGAAAAACATTATATGTGTAGAAAATATTACTTAAAAGGAGTGATAACGTGCCATTTAAATATAATCCAAATTATTTTTTTACTGTGAAACCTCATATATATGATAATGAGAACTTGAGAGAACCTCAAATACGAGGATATTATAGTATATATGAACATTTTGAAATAAATAAAAAGGTATCACACGCTATAATGGTTTTACCTACGGGTGTAGGTAAAACAGGTCTTATGGCATTATTGCCATATAATATTTCTCGTGGCAGAGTGCTAATAATAGCTCCTCAAATAGTAGTAAAAGATACTGTGATAGATGCTTTAAATCCAGAGTTGCCAGATAACTTTTGGTTGAAAAGAAAAGTATTTGAAAAAGTTAGTGATTTACCTGCTGTAATAGAATTTGAAGGTAACAAAACTAAGCTTGAAGTGCTAGAAGCTGCTAATATAGTTGTTATGAATATACAGAAATTACAAAAAAGATTAGAACAAACAGAAGGTCAAAATTCGGATATCAAACGTCCTGATAAATATTTTGCTACCAAAAGAAAAAATATAGACTTAGATATAAAAGAAAAAATAGTTCCATGTATAATAACAGATCTAAATATTGAACAAAAGGCTAATAACTTAAAAAATTGTAGATTGTTTACAAATAGATATAGATGGATTCCCAAAAGAATTAAAGATAATGGAGGTATGCTAGCTGTATATTTTTCAAGCTATTTAAATAATGAGATAGGTTATAAACGTGATAGTTGGACTATAGATGATTATAATATTGCATATGATAAATTGCCTCAATGTATAGAATATGTTAAAAATGTACTAGCAGACTATTTAAATTTATAGTGATATAGTATATAATTCCTTAAAGGGAGTGTTAATTATGAATGAAAATATAGAAAAAATTTATGAGTTGTTATATTCACCAATAATAACTCCATACAATTTATTGGAAAATGCTAAATTAGATAATTATGAGTATGTTAATTATTATAAAGAAGAACATGGCCTGGTTGCTGAAATGAAATGTATTATGGATGGTACTTATAATAAAAAAGTATTCTATTATCATTTTGATTCTGAGGATAAACTTTATCAAGTGTATACTAAAATGAATGGAAAAAAAGTTTGTATATTTGATAGAAAACAAGAAATTGAAAATGAAAAAATAAATATTTAGTTTCTAAAGAGAACGAGTCATCAAGTGTTATTTAATAGGTATAAAAAATATGATTTAAAAATCATAAAATGTGTTATAATATATTTAGAAGAAGCCGTTACGGTTTTTAGGTTAATTTAATACTTTTGGTTAATTAAAATGCACTTATGCGAGGGTGCATTTTAATTTTTTGAGTTTTTTTCTTCAGCAGTTATGGAAATTTCATTTTCAGATAACTTCCCAATCGAAGATTTACTTTTGAGGGTTAATTTATCCTTGAAATATGTTCCTACAATCACCATAGCCGTTAGGCTTAATGATGTAATACATACTACTATTAACGCAATTAAAGTATCACTCATCCTGTCACCCCCTCTGATGTCAGATTAACCGTAACGACTCCTTGGTAAGAGATAAACTCTGGGGGATGACAACTAAAAATATTTTTATTCTCTTGGGACTATTATATCATATTTTTCAATTGAAAAAACAGATATATATTCTCATATAATGGTATTTATACAGAACTCATGTTCGCCTTAAAAGTAAAAAAATAATAGCATTTAATTGTTATTAGTCCCACAAATCATTTCAGCTATATCATCAGCAGATTGCTCCATATTTGTATGCTGCATGTCCAATCCTATCATATAACCAATATTAGGTATATCATCAGTAATATGCTTGATTTCATGTATGAAAACTCTGCATTGAGTTTTATAATTTATAGAACCATTAAGAATCAAATGATAATTTCCACGTCTACTTACGTAAACAAATCCTAATAAACTGGAAGGCATGTTAAAACCTATAGTTGTTTTAATATTGAATGCATTCATAACTTCATAGAAGGGTATATCCTGATTTAAAAGAGCCTTCAGGAGTGGCTTGTCTAGTATATACATAAAATCATCCTCTCAAGTAAATTAATTTATTGTCTCCAGGAAAGATTTACTTGTTTCTCTTATAATAGAGAAGCTTTAAATCATTTCACTGGAGATAGATATTAAACTTATAGTCAACTATTTTTAAGAAGCAATTGTATTAGTAGTATCTTCTATTTTTAAACTTTGTCTATATTCCGAAGCCTCAGCAATTTTGGTAAATTCAACAACATTGTTAAAATTTTTCTTTACTTCTTCTTCAATCTCTTTTAAAGAAACTTTGAAGAATTCTTTTCGGTTATTTATTCTATTGACACGTTTATCATCAAATTTTTTATGTAGTGCATTTTCTAAAGAAGGAGCATCTTCACTAAAAATCATAGCATGTACATCAAATTTAAATGGTACAGATGCATCTCCTAATTCTCTAACTCTGTCATTTGGTTCCAATCTTCTAGTCATTCCAATTTTATAGACATTTTCACCAAAAGATCCAATATTAGAAATTATGTATACATAACCAGCACGTGTATTTTTTTCCCTGTTAGATATATTGTCTTTATCTTTCTCTAATTGTTTTAAGGATATATTGAGTTCATTAAGTTTGTCCAATAATTTGGATTTCTCATTTTCGGCTGATATGGACAACTGTTCCTTGATTTTTTTAATAGCGTTTTGAAAATGGTTTTCCTCTTTTTCAATTTTCTTTTTTGCATCTTCAATTTCTTTGATAGCTTTAGCTTCTTCTCTCATCTGTTCACGTATTGCTAATTGTTCTTCTTTCTCTTCTTGTTTTTTAACTTCATATTCATAAGCAAGTTCTAATTCTTCAATTTTCAAGTTTAAATATTGTGATTTTATTGAAATCAGATTCCTTTGACTAAGTTTATTCAAAGTTTCAAATGATTTATTGATTCTATTTCTTATGCTTTCTACATTACTAAATTTAACTTTTGATATAGCAGCTTCACATTCATTATTAAATGAACGGAGAATAAGTCGTATATTATTATTAGTCATGACTTTACCTTTAGATAAACTTCCATCTAATGTCCAATTATCAGAATAAGATACTGCAGTTTTATTTCGTATCATCTCTTTTTGACGATTCCTTATTTCGTTAAGTTTGATTTTATAAGCTGTAGAATCTACTAAATCATATTTAGGTGTATATAGTCCAAAAGATTGTAATAAAAGTTCATCTTCAAGAACAATTAATTCTTTTTGCTTTTCTTTTAATTCAGATTCTACCTTTTCTTTTTTATCAATTAATTCTTCTGCTAGTTTAAAAGATTTCTTGTTTTTCTTAATTAAAGTCTGCTGTTCATTTATTTTTGACTTTAGATTATCAATGCTTAATAACAAATTTTCTTTTTCTTCTAGCAATGACTTAATATTAGAAGATAGTTTATTATTTTCATCTTTATTTTTATTTAATGTTTGGGTAATATTATTTAAATCTATATGTATATTTTTTAACTTTTCTTCAGAGCTAGTAATTTCCTTGTTAATGCTATCCAAGTCATCTTGTTTGGTTTCAAGAGATTCTTTTTTAAATTTCTCGATTTGTTCCAACAAAGACATATGTTCTTCTTGAAGTATCTTGTTTTCTTTCGATTTTAATACTAATAAAATAATTCCTATTATAGGTGGAACAATAAAGAACCAAAAAGCAAACATCAATGCAATAAACCAGGTTTTTAAATACCATTTCTTTTTATAAGAATTACTATCATTATTTTTTATATCTTTTCCCATCTAATTCCTCCATTTATTTTACCCATCGTTCCTGTCTTCTTCATCTTCAATAGCCTTTATAATCCTGATGATTTTTTTTATATCATTTGGAGTCATATCCCTGGTCTGCTTGAAAAGCAGTTTCAAGTCATCCCTGTCTTTCAGTGCATTCCAAAATTCGGATAACTCCGGATCATCATTTAATGATTTCGTGATTTTATCAGCAGATTTTAATAAATCTCGAATATCAGTTAATCCCATTAACCAATCTAATGAAACATTATAGTCTTGAGCAATTTTTTTCTTTAATTCATCGTCAGGTTTACTTGAACCAGATTCATATTGTGATACTGTTGACTTTTTTATATTATATGGTTTCCCAAATTCTTCTTGAGTAAGACCGTTTTCTGTACGTAATATTTTTATTCTTTTGCCTAAAATATTATTATCCATAGATTACTCCTTATCATAGTTTAAAAAAATTAAACTATATAAATTAATAATAGCATAAGATGTAAAATAATTCATAAAAGTTTAGAAATATTAAACTTTTTTAGAATAATGTATTGACAGTTCAAGAAAATAGAACTATACTTTGGATATAAAGTTTAAGAAACTAAAACAAGGAGGCGATATTAGTGAATTTAAACTTATTGATTAAAATAAGACACAAAAAAGGATTTACTCAAAGTTGTATGGCAGAAAAGTTGAGCTATAAAAATAAAGCAAGTTACTGTCTTATTGAAAATGGAAAATCTAAGATTACTATAGATTTAGCATTAAAGATAAAAGACATTTTGAACCTAACTGAAGAAGAATTCAAAAGAATTTTTTTTGAAGATAAGGTTTTAGAAACTCAAACTTACAAGACTTACTGTATTTAATTTTATAAAGTTTTATAGAGTTAAGCTTTTACCTATATTATAAATCCCATATTTCTATAGCACCATGATTTGAGTTTCAGGAATGATGTGGAATATGTGAATTGTGCTGCAGGGATTATAGAGGTTTTGTGAAAGGGGCTTTTAAAAAAATAAATAAACTTAACAGGATATCGGGTGTTCGTGGATAGGTTATTGGTAACATTCCTCACTATCTATGCGTTGCACCTTCTATGGTACACAGGATGAATTCCCATAGCTTGGCTCATAGTTGTCCATGTAGGAGTTTCTATGAATTTACCCGATGCGTTTTCATAAATTACTTTATGAATGGGCGATACAATCACCTAAATTTTCATTGATGCTAAGTATTGAATCATTTAAGCTTTCAGTTAATTTTTTAGTATTATCCACTAACTGTGAACCAGCTCCTTTAAATATAGAATCAGTTTCTGGGTTAATTCCGACTTTGAAACCTGCTAATGGAGCTAAAGCTGATTTGAGATTGTCCAATTTTGTTATCGTAATGACTTTTTATTCATTACATCTACATGTTGCCATATAGTTCAGCATATTTCTTTATCCTGTTAATTTTATATAAATCTAGTTTTGGATTCATTCTAAATATCAAAATCAATATTTTGGAATACAGGTGATTTGAAAAATTCATACAAGGGTATTTCAATTCCATAGCATATTTTTAATATCGTTTTAAGCTGAGGATTTTTACTATCACCATTGATTATGCTATTGACTGTTGATTGGGTAATTCCAGACAATGAAGCAAGTTTATTTACACTGATATTTTTATCATCGCATAATTCAATAATTCTTTTAGCTGTAGCTTCAGATATATTCACTAAATAACACCACCTGTTAACGAATTGCCGTTGAAATAATTATATCAAAATATTAATAAATTTTTTAACGATACATCGTTGACAAACTAAAAAAGTAGTAATATAATAATTCTAACGATACATCGTTAAGAAAATAAAGGAGGTTCTTAATAATGTTCGGTAAAAATCTTAGGAAGATAAGAATTAATTTTAAATGGTCCCAAAAATTCTTATCTGAAAAAACAGGTATACCTCAAACAACTATTAGTGATATAGAAACTGGTAAAAGTATAGCAAATGTTGAGCAGGCGCTAAGTATCTCTAAAGCGTTAGATATCCCACTAAATAAATTGTTGGGCTTAGGATGATCAGTACCTATATTATAAATCTCATAGTTCTATATCACCATGATATGAGTTTCAGGAATGATATGGAATATGTGAATTTTGTTGCAGGGATTATAGAGGCTTTGTGAAAGGAATAAAAGAGCATGGATGAACTTAATATAGACAAATCTAAACTTAAATATTTAGGAAAGAATGGATATGTAGTTTTTGATAAGCAAGAAATCAGGAAAGAACTTGAGTTAAAAAATATATATCCAGATGAATATATTGAAAATTGGATGAGAAAATTCAAATATTATAGATTAATGTCAGATGGCAAAAAGATGTTCTATTCGGATGAATATATTAAAAACCATACTATTGAGGAAATAGAGACAGCTTTTCAAAAAATAAGCTGACCAGAAAAAACTAGCCAACTTAAACAGTATTATTTTATAAAATATTTTGCTATATCAGGAGCTTTTTCTATCAATACGGGAAGACTCACAGAGGTTAAATGTTTAGTTGCATCTTTTAATTTATTCCAAATTTTATTGTCGCGAATATTGTCAACATAAACATGACCATCCCATGATAGATCGCATATGAAATAAGGAACATTTTCGGCATAAGAAACTTTATCAACTAACTTAGCCTTATCGATTTGTCTAATATGATAGTTGATAGTGTCAATATCATATTTGTGTTGCAAATAAGCCAAAATTTCATCAGCCTCAATTATAGGTTTGGAATCAGTAATGTTTTCTTCAATATACAGGAGAATATCTCTAATGCAATCGTGATTTAGGCGCACAATATCACCACCTTTCTTGATAGTGATAATTCTATAAAGAAAGGTAGAAACCTTTGGAAGATAATGGAATATCTGAATTATGTTTCAGAGCTTTTAGAAAAGGAGGTATAGAGATGTTTAAATTTATAAATAAGGATAAAAAGTCAAAGAAGTTATTTAAGAATTGTCAAAAGATTTTATCCAAAGAAGCTGAAATAGCAAAAAACAATGAATTACTTATAGGAATTAATCCAGATACTTATCTATGATCCGAAATATTGAAACAGAGTAGAGAAATTATAAAGTTAAGATCAGAAATTTATGAAATAAAAAAGATGATGATTGAATTAAACAATCATCAAAAATAATGAATAAATTACTGTATAAACCTTTAGAAAATAATGGAATACGTGCATTGTGTCGTAGGGATTATGAAAATTTAAGGAAAGGGAGATGAGAATTAAGTGTTTAATGCCGATAAAATCCAAGATGAATTCAAAAACTCTTTTGGTGAAATACAAGGTCTACAAAAAAAGTATAAGAAAATAGCTGGTCAGATAATTAAATTATTTTCAGATAACAACTTAAATATAAATGAGTCAAAAAAAGTTTTAAAAATAACTAAAATTGGACTAGGACATGTTGCAGTTCATGTATATAAAGAGGGAGATGAGATAAAAAATGACAGAAGATCAAAAAAAGACAATCAATAAAGCACTGTGTGCATTAAATCGATTGTCACAAGGTAGAAGCTCCATTAATCAAATACGTGTTGAATATGGATTACATCCAATAAAAGATATATTGGCAGATAAACTTTTTATTGCCAAAGAATAATTTGATAAAAATCAGGTTCTGAAGATTGTCCTAATTTACTGGCTTTTATTAGAGGCTCATATTTCATATTTAGGCATTTACAAGCATGAGGTAATAAACTATTTAATTTATCATTATTAATTTCCAAATGAAAATAGTTTTTTAAAGCATAACAAAGTTCACTAGAGTAAATATAATTAAAATTTTTACCAAGGAAGAGCATGTCATATTTATGCATTAATGATTTAATTTCACTTTCTGATGGAGTATTACCTAGTTTTAAACTTTCGGAACGTAGTTCGGTTAAAACTTTAATTAATTGTTTAATATCCATATTATAGACACCACCTTTCTTGATAGTGATAATTCTACAAGGATATGTAAAAACCTTTAGGAAAAAATGTAATTTAAGTAACCAAGCACCATCTATTTGAATACTATAATATTAGTAATTTTAGGAGGAATTTTTATGGCCAAAAGAGAGAGGATTAGATATGAGGACATAAAGGTAGTTATCATGAATCCGGAGTGCCTACCTATAACCCAAAAGAAAATATTTGATTTCTTCTATGAAAAAGTTATGCGTGAACAGGCTGAGAAGCAGGTAGAAAATGAAAATAAACTTAAAGAAGTAAAGTAGTCTACAAGGCTGAAAGGCCTTTTATAAAAAATATTTTTTCAAAAAGAAATAAACACTTACTCAATATATTCTATGCAGATGAACATATTTGGTGATTAAAAAAGACTGAGAGGAGGGAAAAGAGTGCTAGAGGTAATAATTCCAGAGGACAATGCAGAGTTGGATAAACAGATTAAGGCATTGGAGTATGTAATAGAACATGATACTAAAGAAAAGGATAGATGTATTCATCTAGCTGCACATGATAAATTAGTCAAAGAAAAAATAAGGAGGGTTAATAATTGAAAGAATACAGTTTGGGAGAAGTAATAGATAAATTTAGCAGGAATCCAAATTTGAAATTTAAATTTGTTGCAGAGGAATTATATAAATTAAGTAAAGGAGTAATTGTTAAGTTAGATAAGGTTGGCAGAGTTGTAAATGAAGAAGGAGAACCAATATTATCAAATTTCTCATTAAACAGCAAATTCAGCCTGGTAAATGAGCCAGTAGATAAACTAGAAGCCTTTAAAGCATTCAGTATGGGTAAGACAATCTATTGTTCACATGCCAACAACAAGTATGAATATATTCCTTGTCATGATAGTGAATTTACTGCTTTGAAAAATAAATTTGACGAACCTATTTCAATTGAAGAAATTTTGTATGGTGAATGGTTCATAGAGGAGGACTAGAAGGATGTATAAGAGGGCAAGGAAAAAATGCAATTTAAGTATTGAAGAGGCAGCATTTAGATTAAATATATCATCAAGAACTCTAATCAACTATGAATCAGGAGATACAACACCTTCACCTGATATAGCACTTGCCATGTCAAGATTGTACAAGCAGCCTTTTCTAACACAGATTTATTGCAAGGAATGTTGTGGCATTGGAAAAGCTTATAGTTATTCAATTCTTGATAATGTGAATATGAGTATTGAAGGCGTACTTTTAAGTTTGCAGGAAGAGGCTGTTGAGGCAATGGAAGTACTTCCAGATATGTTGAGGTTAATAAGAAATAAAAAGAGCAGGTCTGATTTTGCTGATAGTGACTGGCGTTGGTTTATAAAAGGGCTTCAGGAATGGCTTGACCTTGAACACAATATTGAGTGTTTGAAGATATCATTTAACAGATTTGTAGATATGGAAAAACTCATACAGGAACATAATGCAAAGTGTATTGCAAGGCGTTATTCTTTAATATCAAGATAAAAAAAGAACCCTTAACAAAGGGTATTACGATATTTATTCGCTAAGATACTCGGCCAAGTATCTTAGCTCCATTATATCATAAAGGAGCGTGTTATTCAAAGTGAAAAAAATATTTGCAATTGTAACCACTAAAAACAAGGAAACTTTTTTTAATCAAGGTAAGTTTATTGTAGCCTGCGGTAAGAATTTTAATATACGCCAGTCAGGAGACACTCAGGATGTGATCCATAAATGAGCAGGTGGAAGAAAAAATCTATTGACAGCTCAAAATCTAATTTATTGCCTGGGCAAATGAGTGTTTTTGATATTGGATATGAAACCATGAAACTTCAGACTGCAGAGTTTATACATAATAAACCTGTACCTCACACTGATTCAAAGGATATAACCTCTATGCAGGAAAAAACTTTGAAGAAATTTATATCAGATTATGAAGTTTCAAGAGCTGCCAAATGCGGAAAAAGCCTTGAAATAGAAGTTGTAAATGCAGATGGATTTATTTCTTATTGGATAGATGAAAATGGAAGGGAGGACTTTCATTTTAACAAGAGGGCATCAATACTGCCCTGGGATAAAGTTGTATATTATTCGGAGAAATTTAAAAATACTCCATTGACTGAAATTCAAAAACAACATTTTGATGAGTTTTTGGAGGAGAATGATTGTAAAAAGATTGAAAGAGTAATTCATAGAAAAGGTGACCTGAATATTCTCATAGAGTATTCAGGCAAAATTATAGATATTATTTCTAACGGATGGGTTTTGGAATTTAACAATATAAAGCATATAAACTGTATAGAAGATGAAGTTGTGAAAGATTATTCAAAACCTAAAATCCATTCTGAAATTACTACAAAAATAAAAGTAAAAGTAGGAGATTTGGTACAGGCCTTACATGGTGAACAAACTATAGAAGGCAGAATAACACGTGAATATGGCATGGATAATGACATACTCAATATAGAATTCAAGAAAAACAATGGATACGCATGTACTGCCATAGGCAGAAGACATATTTTGAAAGTATTACAATCTGTTTAAAATAAAAATGTACAAAAGGAGAAGATAGTATGGCTCAATTTAGATATGTTTACACAAGTTTTTGGGAAGATCCAAATATAGTTGAAAATTTTACACCTGAGGATAGATTATTTTTTATATATCTTTTGACTAATCCCCATACAACACAGATAGGTATATATAGAATAACAAAGAAATTAATATCATTTGAACTTGGATATTCCATTGAGTCTGTTAATGCACTTATAGCTAGATTTGAAGAGCATCATAAGGTAATAAAATATAATACTCAAACAAGAGAACTTGCTATAAAAAACTGGGGTAAATTTAATTTAAATAAAGGTGGCAAGCCTGTTGTAGACTGCATTAAAAAAGAGTTTAAAGCTGTAGAGGACAAGAGTTTATTGATATATATAGCTAGAAATATTAAAAATCCCAACATGAAACTTTTATTCATGCAGGAATTAAGCAAATATTATTCTGAAATTAGTGAAGAAATAATACCTGAATCAAACGATGCGTTAGACGATAGGTCTGACGATTCGTCTTGTGGCTCGTCAACGATACGTGGACAAAAAGAAAATGAAAACAAAAAAGAAAATGATAATAAAGATCTAAATAATATATATAGTCCAAAGGAGCAGGAAGAAATTCAGGAAGACAAACCTCAAAATCTTAAAAGAGACTCAGTTCCCTATGAGAAGATTGTACAGGCCTTTAACTCAATATGTCCATCCATGCCTAAAGTGCAGAAAATATCCAAACAGAGGAAGTCTGTTATAAAGGCAAGGTGGCAGGAATATTCAAGCCTTGATACATTCTTGAAAGTGTTTAAAATGGCTGAAACAAGTGATTTTTTGTCTGGAAGAGATGGAAAGTGGAGTGCCTGCAGTTTTGATTGGATTATTAAAAGCCAGAACTTTATCAAGGTCATGGAAGGTAACTACAGAAACAAAAAAGCAAATAATCCAGGGCAATGTAATCCCAATAGCACTTTTAACAATTTCAAGCAGCGTGATTATGATTTTAAAGACCTTGAGAGAAAGCTATTGGGATATTGAACATAAAGCAAAAGGGAGAGAATCTCACATGAAAGAACAGAGTATTCCTGAAGACATAATAGAGCTGTTTGACACTATTTTGGATTATGCAATGACAGTTAAGAGTGTTACAGGATATAAATGTGCCAATGAGCCTGATTTGTTGGCTGCCTGCAGGATTATGGAGAATATAAAGAAAAGGGAAGGATGTTAAACTCATGAATAAAAAGGATTTGTCAGATATCAGAAAAGAATTCAAGTTGGATAGTTATGCATTACCTGTAAAAGAAGTGTACAGTGTATATTTGAAAAAGGACAATGGACAGATAATAACAAAAGAATTAACACCATTTGAGATGATGGATGTTGAATCAAGACAGCTGTATTTAAATAATTTTAAAAAGGTTCTTACTGGGCCTATAGATTCAAAAATATTTGAACTGGATTTTAAAAATAAGAATGATGAAGAAAAGTCAACTGAACATATGTCCAATATTTTATATAGTGTACTGCAGGACAAAATAAATATAACAGATTTTGCAGATAAGGTAATAAATAAAATACGTCAAAATTTCAATTACGATGCTGATATAGTAATAAATTTTATCAAATCTGAATACTACAGAGGGTCTAGAAAAGGGAATAGTCAAGAAGATTATATACAAGTTGTACCTTTCATTTTATGTACTGTAAATAAAGTTGATATTCCAAAAAAAGCTTTAAAATTTGATTACTCTGAAATGAAGTTCAAATCAAATTCTGTTTTGGATGTTACCGTAAATCTTAATTTACCTCTTGATGGATTCTTATATCCAAGCTTTGGTGCTGAATATGTAGATCAAAATAAATTGATTTATTATTCTCATAAGGCAAAATACTTAAATCAAAACTTTGTAGGAGAAGTGCTTGACTGTACTATGAAGCCTACAGGTCTAGAAGAAAATGAGACTTTTAATTCAATCATACAATATGCTTCTGAAAATAAAATTAAACCTAGCGTTATGCAGGATATATATGAAAATGTAAATGAAAAACTTGAGTATGAAAAAGATGATGATGAAGCCAGAATAAATATGAAAGACGTTGAAAATATATTTGAGAAAAGTGGAATACAAAATAAAAAGCTTGTTAAAGAAGCTTTTGAGGATATGTGCGGTGGAGATTATGATTTCAAGGTAAAAAATATATTACCTGATTTCACTAGAAGGTCTGTAAAAATAGAAAACTTTAATGTGAAGGTTGAAATAACTCCAGGTAATTTAAATAATGTTAAGCAGGTCAGAGATAAAGAGGGTAGAAAATGTCTCCAGATAATTCTAAGTGAGGATGCTGATTTGGAAGGTATAGGATTGGAAACGGAGGTGTAGAAAATGTCTAAAAATTTAATAGAATTAGACAAGCAATTGATAGAACTTAATAAAAAGTATTATGAATATGAAAATTTCTTTGAAAGGGTAGAGTGTGAAATAGAAGACCTCAAAGAAGAAAGAGGGGCTTTACAAAGATTGATTAGTGAAACAAATCAAAAAATAAAAAGAAATAAAAGACTTATATATGGATTAGAAGGTTTTAAGATAGATAAAAAAGATGATTTTTTAATCAAATTTATAAAGGCATCATATTTTTGCAATCATGATGATGTATGTAAATCAATAGATTGTGTTCAAATACATGATAATTACTTACTTGCTCTTGATGGGTACAAAGCCATTATTATTAGATCCAATTTAATTCCAGATGAGTTGAAAAACAAAAAAATAAAATGGAATGTAAGAGAAAATTTTAAAGAAAATATAATTGAAGATAAAAGAGAAATTATTGATCCTACTGAATTATTTGATAATTCTAAAACTCATAAAAAATATATTTTTAAAGATATAACAAAGAATGATTTTCTTAAAAGATTTACAGTAGGAGATATTGATGAAAAATATAATAATATAACTATTTTTAAATTTAATGATATGTATATTGGAATAAATATGGAGTTTATAAAGAAGGCCTTTATTTGTATTGAAAATAAGTTTGATGTATATGTTTCAAGTCCAGTTAAACCTATAGTATTCCAAAATAATGATGTATCTATTTTAATATTACCAATAAGGTTAACTAATTATCAAGATACAATAAGATTGTTAGAAACAAATAAAAAGGCTAGTGAGGGCCATGAAATGTAACAAAATGAAATTATTGTTAAGTAAATAGTTCTTTGAAAATTGAATAGTACGGTGTATGATAAATGTAAAAAGTTATTGACATTTATCCATAACAGTTGTTAAAATATAAATGTAAAAAGATTTTTACATTTGTACTTTATAAATAATTATAGGAGAATGATTGCTATGAGAAAGATGGATGAAATGGAAATGAGTATTAGTTTAAAAGCAATAAAATGTGCATGGACTTATACGATAGTATTTTTAGCAGTTTGGCTTATATATAATTTTATTCATACAGGAAACATGGGGCTAGCAGGTTTCTTATTAATAACACAGAACTTTGTTTTGATTTCAGTACAATTTTTTTTGAAATGGAAGCTTGGAAGAGATGAAAAATAATATAAGAATTTTAAGAAAACAATTTGGACTCAGACAGGAAGATGTAGCCAACGCTTTGAATGTAACAAGACAAACAATAAATGCTATTGAGAATAATAAGTATAATCCAACGTTAGAATTAGCAATGAAATTGGCTAGATTATTAAATACTACAGTAGATGAATTATTTATACTCAGTGATTAAATTAATTTTTGCACACCGTATTATTCAAAAGAATTTTACGGTGTTTTTATATTTAAAATAAAAAAGCCAGGGGTGAAATCCTGGCACAATAAGGGTTAATAGGAGAACTACAATTATTGAAATACTGGGAATTCATCATCCCCAGTATAAAGGTAACTATCAATATACTTCAGCATAATATTTTAGTTTATGTAAACATTAATATTAATAGATTCAATATATTAATAACCTTATGTGAAATAGGATGTACAGAAATCAGGTATATTATACTGGAAATTTTATGTATTATACAAAATAAAAAAGACCAGGAGTGAAATCCTGGTAATATATAAAAACAAATATGGGGAAAAACATTTATAGTATTTACAAAATTAGAATTATTATACATGCTAGGAAGTGAAATTATGGAGGAATTAACTGAGATAGAAAGATTAAAACTCTCTTTGGAATATAGTACTTCGGAGAAACACAGGAAGTCACTTCAAGAGAGAATAGATAAGATTGAGAACAATGTAGATAAGGAAAGTGACATGCAGCAGAGCTTTTTATAGGCACAAGTAATAAATAGGTGGGAGGGACCGTTGTGTTAGACAAGGAGATATTTAAAAAGACAGAAGGAGAGTTATATGGTTATTTTAGAGATCTTAAAGAGATAGAGCTTTTGGAAATAGACTGCAGGGATCTTCAGGAGCAGGCAAAAAGTATTCAATGGTCAATGGAAAGCATGATAGAAAATGAAGATGAAAAGGAAATTAAGCAGCTTAAAGATGAATTGAAGTTCGTAAATAAAAAGCTCTGCAAAAATATGGGTAGGATAAGGCAATTAAAAAGGAATATAGCTATATTGAAAAGAGTTCTAACAGTCCCTCCATTATCAGAAGAAATTATGAAGTTTATTACTTACAAGTATAAGTTAAACAAGAGTGTTGGATGGATAGCCAATGAAATGTATGGAGGTGTGCGGAGTACTGCTTACAGATGGAGAGAAGATATAGTTAATGATATAGTCAAATGGAAGAGAGTATATGGTGATAGCTGAAAAAGAATGCTGTTGCCTTTTTTAATACCGAAAATCGTGGGACAAAAATGAGACAAATTTAGGACAAAAGTGGGACAAATTCGGGAAAAAACTTGTATAGGAATGTTATATAATATAAATGAAATTTGAAAAGTTTAATTTGGTAAAAATAAAACATGTCCCCTTTTATGGTTTGGGTGAACTATACACTTTTTTAGGAGGAGATAGCCTTGAGGGCTGTTATAGATAAAAAACAGGTTGAGAAATTGTACAATGAAGGGTTTACAGATTCTGAAATTGCAAGAAAATTAAATTATAAGAAAGACGCTGTTAAGAAGTGTATCCAGAGAAATTTTGGATGTCTAAAGAGAGCTCACAAAGTTGCATTAGCTCGCAGGCGTGAAATAGTAAAGGCAGTAAATTATCAGGCAAATAGGTATATGGGTGACAGCACGTTTGTGAAAAAGAATAGATCTATATATAAAACAAAATCAAATGGTGATATAATCTTAAATAGAGAAGTTGCTCCTGTGGTTACATGGGATACTCCAAGAAGACTTGCAAATGAAAATAAAGATAGATTTTAATGCCTTTATATAGTTGCTAAGGGGGGTTTGTATGAAAAAGATTAGAGCAATTTACATTGGGGATGCTAGATATGAAGAATGTCCAGTCTTCGAACTAAATGAAAAAAACAATTATTTTGAGATGATAAAGGATAAAACATTCAGATATGAAAAAGAATGTGTTGAGGAAGATGATGATTTTTTAATAGTTGAAGTAGATGGCGAAGATGTTAGGTTAATAAATCATTGAAAACCTATGGCTCCAGGGTCAAATGGAGCTCCAATGCGGGAAACCGTAAAATTTAATACTATATATTGTGCAGGGCACCTGGTTATCTGGGTGTCTTTTAATATTATTTATAAGATCTTAAAAAATTAAATAAATAGTTAATAAATATGACGTCAATTTGTAACATAAAACCTATATCATAATAAGTGTCCTAAGGAAATACCTTAGAGAAAACGAAAATAATGCTTTTACATAAATGAATAAAAGTATTGGTAATTACCAGACTGGTGCCTGTAGTTGCAGGGCACACTAAACTCAAGTGCAACTGCCATTAGATACCAATAATTGTTGTTCCCCCAACAATATATTACAAAATGAACATCCTTTTATTAGGGTGTTTATTTTTATACATGAAAGAAGGAGGAGAGGTGTGAAAGTGAAAGATATTCCCAAGGATAAAATAAAAGAATCAAACAAGACTAAATCCAGGAGAGGTGAGAACCTCTCTTTTTATGATTATCAGAAACTTATGCAGCATGATTGTTTTAGAAGGGTTAGAGGTGCCATTAAAAGAGTTAGATAAATAATTAAAAATCATTTCACATAAAATAATAAAAACATTACTTAGGAGTGAAATAGATGGACAAATTTATTAAGGGCCAAATAATTTCTTATTGTCAATTTGTAAAGTGTGGTAAACCTGCAGCTATGATGGCATTGCAGGATAGGTATGTAGAAGAAGCAAAGAATCTTATAGATAATCAATTCAATTTAAGTGTTCATATAGAAAACTTGTCAGAAGGTTGGAAAACTGTGTGGATATATAAGGAAAAATACGTTTTAGAAATAATATTAGAATTGCCCAAACAACCAAAGACCATTTTTGATCATTGGGTTCTAGGTAAAGTCTTTGGTTATTCAGAGCAATCTATAAAAGATTATTTAGAAATTAATCAACTTTTGTAAATGTAGTTTTTCTACATTTAGGACATGGTGGTAAAGTATCTGTATCTTGATCCAAATAAATTACTTCACCACAGGTAGTACATTTGTAATGGCCCTTACCAGGCTTATCACCAGTTGAATACATAAATATCACCCCCTTTAATAACAACATTCAACATTTTACAGTAAAATCCTTCTATAATTAGCAGGAATTTTGAAAAATGTAGAGAATACAAGCAAATGGGAGTGGTTATTTATGAATAATGCATCTAATTTAGAAATTTTATTAGAAAAGGTAACAAATAATAAGGATTCTATTGAAGAAATATGTAATATAGTGCCTGATTTATTTAATAAAATATCTTCAATGTTGGATATAGTAGAAGTAGGAGGTCTTCCAGTTAAATTTCTATTTAAGGCATACAATGGTGTAAAAATCTATAGGTTTAAAAAGTTTTTAAGTTCATTTTATAAAGGTATATCTAATGGAGAGATATATAGTCAAAATAAAATACTAAAATTAAAAAAATATATGGAAGATAAGAAAAGGATCTTTTACATTAATACGATGCTTGATGATGCTCTAAATGCGAGATCAATTTTATCATCTATGATTCTTGGATATTATGCTGGACAACTGATAAATAGGCAACATGATGTTAAATACATAGATCAAATAATAATAAATTCATTAAGAAATTTATTTGATGATGATATTAATAATTTTAAAAAAATGATGGATTACTTAAAGGAAAATGAATTACAAAAAGCATATTTTACTGAAAATATAATAAGAACATTAAATATACAGAAAGAGGATGAAACATACTCATTTGAATTAATGATTGAAAAATTAAAGAATCTTCAAATATTAGGTTATGGTTTAGGAGGGTTTGGTATGGAATGGGGGGTGTTTAGTATAACGGAAGTATCAAAACATTTTTACAAGCTAATAAAAGATATTCAAGTATTAAAATATAATTAGATCTTATATATAATATGGAGGTTTTATAAAGTAAAAATAAAGTTTATTTATATAAAAAGTGCATTATAAAATATTTCAAAACTTTTCCCAAAAGAAGTATCTTAAATGATGCTTCTTTTTTATATTTAATTTTACATACGGATTTTAATCCAAGGAGGATGATATTATGCAAAAAGAAGATTTAAAAATAGGACAAACAGTAACATTTAAATGTAATGATGGAACAACTAAAGAGGGAGTATTCAAAGGGGCAGTTGATTATGGTGGAGATGTTCAAGCAACAGTAGAGTATATAACCACTACTACCACAACAGTAAATCTGGAAGATGTTGCTTTAAAATAATTAATTGAATGAGTTCGTATGTAAAATTGATAAATGAAATGGTGATATAAGATGAATATTGTAGAGCCTATAAGAGATATAAATTTAGTTTATGATATAGCTGATTATTTAAAAATACGAAGTGAAAGAAACTACCTTCTATTTGAATTTGGTGTTAGTACTGCCATAAGGATTTCAGATATTTTAAATTTGAGGGTAAGGGATGTCAGGAATAGAAATGGCAGGATAAAAGAATATATAAGTATAAAAGAAGAAAAGACTGATAAAATCAACAAGATGAAGGTACCTGATGATTTGAAGTTCTTGATAAAAGAATATGTTTCAGATAAAAATGATTATGAATTTCTATTCAAGAGCAGAAATGGAAGCAACAGGCATATAACAAGACAGCAGGCATATAGAATACTTAGTTCAGCAGCAAGTGTATTTGGTATCAATCATATAGGATGTCATACACTTAGAAAAACTTTTGGATATCATCTTTATAAAAAGACAAAGGATGCTGCAGCAATAATGTCACTGTTGAATCATTCAAGTATATCTGAAACACTTAGGTATATAGGTATCAACCAGGACAGGAAAGATGATATTATGCAGTCTGTTAGCTTTATAAGAAAAAGCTAAAATACGGTAATAATTTTATATTTTGTTTTCAATGTTACATATTTAAAGGTTGTAACATTCATGTAACAAATATAAGTGTATATATATGTAGGTATTTTATATTTGGAATGTAACACAACTCTCCTTGTGACACATTCAAATGTAAGAAATTAGGTGATAATATGAATAAAAATCTATGTAATAAAAAGGAAAAATATATATCTGTATTGAGTGCATTTAATAATAAGATAAAACATTTTATTAATGTATTAGGGAAATGTGAAATAGAAGAGGGTGATTCAATACAGATTATTATATTGAAGAAGTATATAGAGCTTAATGATACTACAAAGGTTGCTGATTACTTGAATGAATGTGGCCACAGAGTAATTACAAGTTCAAGTATAGGAAGGAGGAAGTATAATCATAATGATATAAGCAAAGTAGTGAACAGTAGGAGTGCAGGGTCAGGTACATGCCTGTGTAGTGCAGTATCTGAGATGAAAGAAATAGAAAAAATTTTGAGAAAAATAAATTATAAGAATCTTATAAAAAATAATAAATAAGAGTTAGGATAAGAAAATATTTCAATAGGTACTTTCTGGAAAAATTCTGAGGTGCGGATATCGAAGACCCCAAAACCTGTCTAGTTATGAAAAAATTTTTTTAGGCGTTTCCGTTGCCCTAAAATAGGGAGGTGTAGCAATGTCAGAAATTGCAAATAAAAAAATCGATAGTGTGGATACTGTAACTGTGTCAAGTTCAGTGTTGGCAGATTTATTTGGGCTAACTGAAAGAAGAGTAAGACAGCTTGCTGAAGAGGGTATTATAGTAAAAGTAAAAAGAGGCAGATATGATTTATCTACAAGTGTAAGGAATTATGTAATTCATCTAAAAACCAATAATGACCTAAAAGAAGACAAGACTAAAAAAGAATTGGATATAGAAGTTGAAAATGCTCTTCTTACTAAAGCAAAGAGAGAAAAAGTAGAACTTGAACTTGCTGCCATGAGAGGGGATATGCATTTTTCATCTGATGTTGAAAGAGTTATGAACGATATGCTGGCCAACTTTAGGGCAAAACTATTATCCTTACCTACAAAAATAGCACCTCTTTTAATTAATATAGGTGAAGTTGGTGATATCCAGGATGTTATAAGAAGCAATATTTTAGAGGTGTTAAATGAATTGAGCAATTATGATCCTGAAAGTTTCTATAATTCAAAGCATGTTGAAATAGTAGATAGTGACAGTGAGGACATTGTGGAAGGTGATGCTGTTGTCGAAGAAGAAAAAGATACAAATAAAGAAAAAGACAATACATCTATTTAAAAATATAATAAAGATTTTGTGTCCTCCTCCAGAGCTTACTGTAAGTCAGTGGGCAGATACTTATAGATATTTATCCCAGGAGGCTTCAGCAGAACCTGGAAGATGGAGAACTGATAGGACTCCATATCTTAAAGACATAATGGATTCAGTGAATGACAATGAAGTTGAAGTTATTGTAATAATGTCTTCGGCTCAAATAGGAAAAAGTGAACTTCTTTTAAATACTATAGGATATTTTGTAGACTATGATCCATCACCTATTTTGATGATGCAGCCTACAGAAACAAATGCCAAAGATTTTAGCAAGGATAGAATTGCAACCATGATAAGAGATTCTCCTGTACTTAGAAACAAAGTTTCAGATGATAGGGAAAAGGACAGCAGTAATACAATTCTACATAAAACTTTTCCAGGTGGGCATTTAAGTTTGGTTGGTGCAAATGCACCTGCAGGACTTGCATCCAGGCCTATTCGTATTTTACTTGCAGATGAAGTAGACAGATATCCTCTTACAGTAGGAGTTGAAGGTGATCCTCTTTCATTAGCTGAAAAGAGGACTAAAACTTTTTGGAACAAGAAAAAAATATTTGTATCTACACCTACAGAAGAAGGTATCTCAAGGATAGCAAAAGAATTTAATAGCAGCACTCAGGAAGAATGGTGTCTTCCATGTCCTGTTTGTGGTAAATTTCAACCATTGGAATTTGAACGTATTAAATTTGAAGATGTAACAATGGAGTGCAAATACTGCAAGGAAAGATTTAATGAATTTGAGTGGAAGTCCGGACATGGAAAGTGGATTGCTCAAAATGCAGGTATTCACAAAAAAAGAGGATTTCATCTTAATGCTCTCGTAAGTCCATGGGAAAGATGGGAGAATATAATAGCTGATTTTAGAGAAGCAAAAAAGAATGGAACTGAGACATTGAAAACCTGGGTAAATACTACTTTAGGAAAGGTGTGGAAGGATAAATCAGGCGAAGGTGTAGATAAAAAAGAACTTCTAAAACGCAGGAAAACTTATGATTGTGATGTTCCAGAAGGAAGTATAGTACTTACAGCAGGAGTTGATGTTCAGGATGACAGACTTGAAGTTGAGGTTGTTGGATGGGGAATTGGCAAGCAAAGCTGGGGTATAGAATATACGGCTTTTCATGGTGATCCTGGGCAGGATGTTGTCTGGAATCAATTAGACGATTATCTTCAGAAGAATTTTTATTATAATGATGGATTAGCTCTTGTAATATCATGTGTTTGTATAGATAGTGGTGGACACTATACTACAGAGGTTTATAGATTTTGTAAAACTAGAGAACATAGGAGAATTTTTGCAATAAAAGGTTATGGAGGTACTGGAAAGCCGTTTATAGGTAAAGTTTCAAGAAACAATAGGGAAAGAGCTGCATTATTTCCTTTGGGAGTTGATACTGGAAAGGAAACTCTGCTTTCAAGATTAAAAATTGAATTTGAAGGTCCGGGGTATTGTAATTTTCCTAAAGAATCAAGCAAGGGATATGATGAAAATTACTTTGATGGGATTACATCTGAAAGGCGAATAATCAAATATTCAAATGGCATACCAAAATTTCAATGGATTAAGAAAGGTAATGTCAGAAATGAACCTTTGGATATTAGAAATTATGCCACTGCAGCACTTGAAATATTAAATCCTGACCTTGAATCCATGGCCGAACAAAACAAGAATGGCAATATTTTCATACAACAGAGTATAACTGCAAGGAGAAAAAAGAGAAGAATTGTATCAAGAGGATTGTAAACACTATATTCAGGGTGTTTTTTATTTTGAAAGGAGGCATGAAAGTTGGGGGCAATAACACTTGAGCAGGCAAGGGCACATTTGAATTTATGGCTGGAAGCTGAAATGGCAGTTGCAACAGGACAAGCATATACCATAGGCAGCAGGAGCCTTACAAGGGCGAATTTATTTCAAATAAGAGAGGAAATAAAAATGTGGGAACAGAAGGTTGAAGGCCTAGAAGCTATTGAACTCAGAAAAGGAAAAAGAAGAGTTATGAGAGTTGTTCCAAGAGATCTATAGGAGAGTGATTTTATGAATGTACTTGATAAATTGCTAAAGGCAGTATCTCCTGAAAAAGCACTTAAAAGGCAGGTTGCTAGGAGAAAGATGGAGATATTGAATTCCGGATATTCATATCATGGTGCCAGCAAAACTAAAAAAAGCCTTCTTGGATGGATAAGCAATGGTGGTTCTCCTAAAGAGGATATAACTGACAATTTGAAAACATTGAGGGAACGTTCCAGAGATTTGTATATGGGAGTTCCTCTTGCCACAGGAGCATTGAAAACATGCAGAACCAATATAGTCGGTTCTGGATTAAAATTAAAAGCACAAATAGATTCTGATATTTTAGGAATTTCAGATGAAGATGCTGCACAATGGGAAAGCAATGTTGAAAGAGAATTTTCCCTTTGGTCAGATACGGTAAATTGTGACGTGGAAAGATTGAACAACTTCTATGAATTGCAGCAGTTGGCGTTTTTAAATTGGATACTAAGTGGAGATTGTTTTGTATTGATGCCAATTATACCAAGAATAAATGAATCCTATGATTTGCGTATACAACTTATAGAATCTGATAGAGTATCCACACCAGACAGCAGGAAGTCCGGTGTAACCATAGAAGGTGGAGTTGAAGTGGCAAAGAATGGTGAAGTAACAGCATATCATATAATGCAGAGTCATCCACTATCAACGGAAACATTAAAAAGAGAATGGGTAAGAGTTGAAGCTTTTGGCAGTAAAACAGGAAGACGCAATGTACTTCATCTTATGGAATCTGAGAGAATAGGTCAAAAAAGAGGGGTTCCAATACTTGCACCAGTTATAGAAAGTTTGAAACAGCTTGGAAGGTATACAGAAGCGGAGTTGATGGCTGCAGTTGTATCAGGAATGTATACAGTTTTTATAGAGACAAAGGACTCGGGAACAGATCCTCCTCTGGGTTCAGCCATACCTGAAGATGAACAATTAGATATTGATGATGAAGATAGTTATGAACTTGGCAATGGAGCAATGATATCACTTGCCGAAGGAGAAACTGTAAAGGAAGCAAATCCAGGCAGACCCAATACTGCTTTTGATGGCTTTGTTACTTCAATATGCAGACAGATTGGGTCAGCACTGGAACTTCCTTATGAACTATTGGTAAAACAGTTTGAAGCTTCATATAGTGCCAGCAGGGCTTCGCTGCTTGAGGCATGGAAGATGTTCAGAATGAGAAGGACATGGCTTGCTTCTGACTTTTGTCAGCCTGTATATGAAGAATGGCTTTGTGAGGCAGTGGCAAAAGGGAGAGTAGATGCACCTGGATTTTTTGATGATCCATTGATAAGAAAGGCATATTGTGGATGTGAGTGGAATGGACCTTCTCAGGGACAGATAGATCCACTAAAAGAAGTTACTGCAGCATCAAAAAGAGTACAGGAAGGTTTTAGCACAAGGGCAAAAGAAACTGCAGAGCTTACCGGCGGTGATTTTTTTAAAAACATAAAACAGAGAATCAGAGAAGAAAATACCATGAAAGAAGGAGGACTGATAGAAAGTGGCAAGGCAGGTAATTAAGGATAATCTTAAAAATATATTACAGGTTAAAAATCTTACAGAAAAAAGTGCTGATTTGTATTTTTATGGTGACATTGTGTCTTCATGGTGGGGTGCATGGGATGATACTGATCAATATCCTGAAGCAGTAAAAAATTTTTTGAATGATGTTAAGGGAAAGGATCTTAATATACATATCAATTCAGGTGGAGGTTCTGTTTTTGCTGGAATTACTATTTATAATATGCTCAAAAATCATGATGGATTCAAAACAGTATATATAGATGGTGTTGCTGCCAGTATAGCATCCGTTATTGCACTTGCCGGAGATAAAGTAATCATGGGAACAGGATCTTCATTTATGATTCACAAGCCATTATTGAATTATGTAGTTGGCAACGCTGATGATTTAAGGGAAATGGCTGAATTCCTTGATAAAATCCAGGAATGCATAATGCAGATTTATAAAGAAAATGCAAGAGAAGATGCTGATATTCAAGCAATTGAAGATATGGTCAATAGAGAAACATGGCTTACCAATGAGGATGCCACAAAGTATTTTAATATTGAAGTTGACGAATCCTTTCAGGCAGTAGCTTGTATCAGTAATCTTTTTAATTCTTATAAAAATATGCCTGAAAGAATTAAAAATAAAACAAATATACCTAAGGATGGTGAAAATATTATGACATTGGAAGAATTAAAGAACAAATACCCTTCCTTATATAATCAGATATATAAGGAAGGTAAGGAGGCAGGAGCAAAAAATGAAAGGACAAGGATAAAAGAAATTGAAGACTTGGCTGTTCCAGGTAATGAAGATATTATAAATAAAGCTAAATTTGAAGAAACATTATCTGCTGCTGAAACTGCAGTAAAAATTATAAAAGCTCAAAAACAAAGAGGAGAGGATTTCCTCAACAACAGAAAAACAGATATTGAAAATTCTAATATAACAAAAGTAAATTCAGGCAAAGATGATCTTGCCGACAAGGAGATTGAAGATAAAGAAAAAGAGGATGCACTGTTGGACAGAGCAACTCAATTTGTAAATAAAAAGAGAGGTGTTAAATAATGATAACCGAAGAATTTTCACCAGAGAATATTTTTGCTGGCAATGTAATGCCCGTTGTGACTGAAAAGGCAGTTGCTGCTTTAAATCAAAATATAACAAAATTGTCTGTAGTGGAAAAAGATGCTCAAGGCAATATAGTAATTCCATCAGGAGCAGAAATAGACCCTGGAAAAGCATATGGAATAGCCTCAGAAGGAGTAGTCACTACAGATGAAACCAAAAATATCGTACTGTATATGACTGGTGAATTTAAAGGCACAAGTATTATAGTTCCCGAAGGTAAAACAATTGAAGATTATAGGGTTCCACTTAGAAAACTGGGAATATTTACAAAATAGGAGGATTGAAAAATGACTATAAGTTTGTATGAACCAAGAACAATGATGGGAGCTATCACAAGGATGGCTCCTATTAATACTTTCTTTAAATCAACTTTTTTTAATACTGTGAGGACATTTGATACAAAAACAGTTGAAGCGGATTTCTTAAAGGGAAATAGGAAACTTGCACCTTTTGTACATCCTAGAATCGGAGGAAAAACAGTTGAAAATACTGGGTATGAGACAAATATTTTTGAACCTGCACTTGTTGCACCGGATACTATAACCACTGCAGATGATTTAATGAATAGGATGGCAGGTGAACCATTGTATGGCGGAATGTCACCGGAGGAAAGAGGAGTTTCAAAACTTGTGGAAGATCTTGCAAAGCTTGATGAAATGATTACGAGAAGAGAAGAATGGATGTGTGCACAGGCAATTTTGACTGGTAAAATACCTGTTAAAGGTGAAGGATTGGATTATGAGATAGATTTTAAATTTACAAATAAATCTACATTATCAGGTGCGGATTTATGGAATGAAGATACTTCAGATCCAATTGCAGATTTGAAAGAATATCATAGGGAAGTTCAAAAGAAAGGATTTGTAAACTGTGATATTTGTATAATGGCTGCTGATGCAGTGGATGCATTTATAAATCATCCTAAAGTAAAGGAAAGACTTGATGTTAGAAATTATAACCTGGCAACCATAGCACCTAGACAACTTCCTAATGGAGTTACCTATGTTGGAACTATAAATGAACTTGGACTTGATATATACCAGTATAATGAGTGGTTTTTAGATGATTGGACAAATGCTGAAAATCCAGAAACCAAACCTTTGGTGTCAGATGGAACTGTAGTTTTAATAAGCACCAAAGCAAATTACAGTATGTTGTATGGAGCTGTAACAATTCTAAATGAAGATGGAGCTTTTTCTACTGTTGAAGGAAGCAGAATACCTGATACATGGATACAAAAGAAACCAGCAAGAAGATTTCTGCAGATAAGCTCAAAACCTTTGCCTGTACCACATGAGGTGGATTCATGGTATGTGTTGAAAGTCATATAAATTACTGCAATGCTGAGAGGTGATAATTTTGTCTATAAAGGTGTTGAATAATGTAAAACACAATGGGAGCAATTATAAATCAGGGGAGATCATTAAAGACATAACCAAAAAGGAGGCATTCAGGCTTATAAATTTGAGTATAGCTGAATTAGTAGATGATAAATTTAAACAACCCAGGGAAAAAATAAATCAAAGGATAGTATTTAAAAACAGGCAAAGGCATATAAGGGAGAATGAATATATATGATTAGAGCCAAGGATTATTTTCAAAGAGATTTAGACACATTTACTAATTTAGATGAATTTGCTGAAGAACATTTTATTGACAATAGAAAAATCAAAATAGTAGTAGATAATGATGAATTGAAAGAACGTACCAAAAATGAATATGATGGTATTTATGTAGGCGATATTCTTTATTTTGTAAACTCATCTGAATATGGCAGAAAGCCGGAGATTGATGCAGTGCAGATATTTGATGGAGTAGTGGCTGCTATTTTTGATGTTAAAGAAATTAGTGGCATGTATGAAATAATCTTAAAGTTTAACAGGAGTTAAGTTATGAATAGTAATTTTTTTATAGATACAAAAGGACTTGCTTCAATCAGGATAGATTTGCAAAGTATATCCAAACAAATTCCAGGAGCTACACGAAGTGCTGTAAACAGAACTCTTAGTTTTACTGCTACTCAAACAGGTCGAGAAGTTACTAATGAATACACAGTTGCTAAAAAAGATGTAAATTCTACATTAACTAAACATAAAGCTTCAGGAAGTTCATTTAGTGCATGGATAGATTCTAAAGGAAAATCCATACCTTTGGAAAAATTTAAGCACAGACCAAACAAATATAGCAAGAGAATAAAGAAAGTTCAAGTTAAAATAAAGAAATCTTCAGGTTATAAAGTATTGCATACTTCTCCTGGAGCATTTGTTCAGACAATTTATGGTGGGAGTCCTGGAATTTATAAAAGAAAAGGTAAGAATAAAATGCCTGTACTTAAACTTAGGACCTTATCTATTCCTCAGATGATAGCCAATCCGAAGATTATAAATAAAATACAGGATGTATCAGCAAAAAAGCTTCAGGAAAGAGTAGATCATGAGATTAAATGGAGATTGGAAAAAGCTTCAAGGAGGAGTGGATAATGACGGATGATATGATACTTGATGCCGTTAAAAATTTTCTTAAAGAAGAAATAGCACCTGAGTTTAAATTGAAGAAGCCTCAGGCCAATAATATTATTAATAATAATTATGCACTGGTAAGTCCTGCAGTTTACATTGGTTGGATTCCTCCTAAAAATTATTTAAATGAATATGGATATGACATACCTTCATTATTGGTTATGGAAGATGGTGGCCGGGATAATGGAGAAGATGCAAGTATTGACATCAGGATAGGGATAGCAACTTATGATCCCGGAACTAGTTTCCCTGGTGTCGAAAAGTTGAATACAGTTCCAGATTTTAAGGGATACAAGGATTTGCTTAATATAATTCAGAAAATAAGGATGAAGCTTGTACAATCAGCTGTAATAAGCGGTATAACCACAGTTGAAAGGCCTGTAAAATGGGGAATGTATGAAGAACAACAATATCCTTACTGGCATGGATGGATAAGTTTCAAGGCAAATACAGTGCCTTTGAACTATGAAAATTCAGAAATAGAAAAATATTTATAAAGGTGGTGCTAAAATGCCATATAAACATGGTGCGTATGGAGAATTAATAGAAAGTACACAGCAAATATCTACATTAAGTCAGGGAACTATACCGGTTTATGTAGGTACTGCTCCTGTTCATAGACTTTTAGATTATAAAAAGTCCATAAATACTCCATTGCTTATAAATAATCTGGATGAAGCCAAAACCAAACTTGGCTATTCAGATAATGATAGATTTGAAGATTTTACTCTTTCTGCTGCAGTATATGCACATTTTAAAAATAAAATACAGCCTATAGGTCCTATTGTAGTAATAAATGTTTTAAATCCCGAAGAACACTTTAAAGATGTTGAAAATGATTCAGTTATTTTAGTCAATAAGATAGGATATATAGATAATTATGCGGTTTTAGGGAGTGTAAAGATAGGTGAATTTGTTTCTGGAACTGATTATAAAGAGGAATATACAACTGATGGAAAATTAAAGCTTACCATTATAAATCCTGAAATTAGTTCACCTGTATCTATAAGTTATAAAAAACTGGATATTTCGCTTGTAGAAAATTCTCATATAATAGGAAATTATGATCCTGCAACAGATAGGAGAACAGGATTATCATGCATAAATACAGTATATGAGGATTTGAATGTAGTTCCTTCAGTAATATCTGCTCCAGGGTGGAATCATATACCTGAAGTGGAATCTGAAATTATATCTCTATGTGCGGAAATAGGAGGACATTGGAAAGCAACTTGTGTTACAGATATAGATCCAGTTGTAAAAACTATAGATGAAGCTAAAAACTGGAAAGTTTCACATAATTATATAAATAAAATAGAGAAAGTATGCTGGCCTAAAGTTGAATTAGATGGTCAAAGCATATGGATGTCCATATTGACTATAGTAAGAATGCAGCAAACTGACTTCTCAAATGCAGGAGTACCATATGAAAGCTGTTCAAACAAGCAAATAGATATAACAGGTATTTTATTTGAAGATGGGACAAGAACACGATTTAATCAGGAGCAGGGCAACAAACTAAATGAGAAGGGAATAACTACAGTTATTTTTTATGGCGGTAAATGGGTTGTATGGGGACCTCATATGGCCAATTATGAATATGGAATAACAGAAGCGGAATCTTCTCACTATGGTGATATTTTTGATTCCAATATAAGAACCAACATATATTTGTCCAATGATTTTCAGCTAAGGAATGCAGCTATAATAGATTCTCCAATAGTCAGGAATGACCTGGATGGGATATTAAATACTGAACAAATGAGGTTGAATTCTCTTATAGCTGATGGAAAATTGTTATATGGAAAAATAGAATTTATAGTTGAGGAGAATCAAAATTCAGATGTAGTTCAGGGTAACTTTACTTTTAGTACTGCTGTTACCAACACACCACCAGCCAAGAGCCTTACAAACAAGATACAATATACAAGCCAGGGGATAAATAAACTGACAGATGGAGGTGGAATTTAATGAAAATAAGCAATAAAGTCATAAACTATGCTGTATACACCAAAAATGATGGCAAGACAACTAAAATAGGTGATACAAGCGAAATAACTCTTCCAAGTATAGAAATGTTAACAGATACTATAAAAGGTGCAGGAATAATGGGAGAGATAGATTGGCCAGCATATTATCAGCCTCAATCCATGACTCTTGAAATAAGTATAAGGGTTGCCAATGAAGATATTGGAGAACTTATGCAGGCAAATGATATAGAAATACGATGGGTAACAGATGTTTTTGACACAAACAATATAAAAACAGGAGTTTCCAGTCACAAAGCTTTTATAAAATGCATACCTAAAAAACTTGAGGAAGGTAAAGTTGGAATGGGTGAAGCATCTGAGGGAAGCTTTGAATATGAGGTTTTTGCCTACAAGAGAATAATAAATGGGAAAGAAATCTTAAATATAGACAAATTCAATGGTATTTTTGCAGTAAATGGCAAAAATCTAGCTCAAGATATTCAATCAGCCTTATAATAGGGCTTTTTTATTTTAAAAATTCAGGAGGTATACTATGTCAACATTAAAATTATTCAAACCAGCACAGATTGATGGAGAAGAAAAAACAGAAATACAATATGATTTTGATGAACTCAAGGGTGATTCAGTAGAAAATGCAATAAAGGAACTTCAGAAAAAAGGATATGTACCTGCAGTGCAAGAGGTGGATACTCTTTTATATGTAAATTTATTTGCACAAGCAGCCAATCTCGACTATGAAGATATTAAAAGATTTAATGCAAAAGATTTTATGAAGGCAGCAAGTGTAACAAGAGATTTTTTCTTGGCAGGTTCGGTGGATTCCCAGGTTCAAAATACATTAGAACAATAGTAACTCAAATTACATTGGAGACATCAAACAGCAGAAAGGATTGTATGGATATGTCTCTTGGTGATTTGGTTCAATACTATGAGGATCTTGTAGAAGAGTCCGAACGTAAAAATGAAGAATATGAAAAATCCCTAAAGAGGGGGAATTAGATGGCTACTTTTTCAACAAGTATTGTTATTGGTGGAAGACTTAATCCAAGTTTACAAAGAGCATTTACAGCGGTAGGAAGTTATGCCAGTAAAGCTGCCAGTGTAATGGCCAAAGCAAATGATAAAATAGCTCAATCAAATGCAAAAATGACTCAGAGAATGGCAAGTCTGAAAAATATTCCTGCTACAATTGCAGGAATAGGATCTGCAGTGGGAGCTGGAATGCTTGGCAAGACCATGCTGGATCAAGCATCTAGTATGGAACAATATAGAAACACCTTGAATGTGGTAATGAAAGATAGCAAAAAAGCAGGAGATATGTTTCAGTGGGCTAATAATTTTGCAAATGCAACACCTTTTGATACAGATGAAGTTGTTGAAGGTACTGTAAAATTACAAGCTTATGGATTGGAAGCAAAGAAAACACTGCCAATGGTTGGAGATATGTCTGCAGTAATGGGAAAAAGTCTTGATGAAGGTGTAGAAGCTATAGCTGATGCACAAACAGGAGAGCTTGAGAGACTTAAAGAATTTGGAATCACCAAAAACATGATAGATAAACAGGCTAAATCAATGGGTTTCAATGTTATAAACAACAAGGGGCAGATAACTGATGTGAATAGATTCAATCAGGCACTTATGGCTCTTATGAAAATTAGATTTGGCGGTGGAATGCAGCAGCAATCCAAAACTTTTAAAGGAGCAATGTCAAATTTAAGCGGTACTTTTAAAACTACACTGGCCCAGATAGCAGGTGTAACAAGCAGAGGAGATATAATAAAAGGAAGTTTATTCGATGTTCTTACCAAAAGTGCTGTAAAAGCAGGAGATATTCTTGGAAATCTTGCCAATAGCGGTATAACTACCAAAATAGGAAGTATGTTTGGAAATATGGCAACTGTAGCAGGTAAACTTATGGGTGTGTTCAAATTTTTGAAGGATAATTCAGAAATATTGATTCCTGTCTTAGGCGGAGTTGGATCAGCTCTTATGGCATTGAAGATTGCTTCATATATTCCAAAAGTACTCGAATTTGCAGGTGCTGTAAAAAAAGTAATTGCAGTATTCCAATTTGCTTCACTTACCGGTGCTGGATTTGGTTCGGCCATAAGTACCTTACTTGGCCCTGTAGGTATTGCAGTAGTAGCTATAGGGCTTCTTGTTGCTGCAGGTATATTCTTATACAGGAACTGGGATACCATAAAGGAAAAAGCTCAGCAAGTAGGAAGTTTTATAGCAAATGTGTGGTCTAGAGTATGGGGCAAAGCAAAATCAATATTCAGTAGTTTTGGTAGTTGGATAAAAGGGTTTTTCAGTAAATGGGGAATTGACATATTGATGGCCATTGCCCCGTTTATAGCTATTCCAATACTTATCATAAAACATTGGGATAAAATAAGAGGATCTATTTCTCAGATTTTAAGCTCAGTATGGAATGTAATAGTTACAGTTTTTACAGCAATAGCTTCAGTTGTAATGGTAGTATTGTCACCTATAATAAAAGTCATTTCAGTTGTATTTAATATTATATCAACCATAATAGAAGCTGTATTGAAGTTAATATTAGCTGTGGTAATTATAGTGTTTTATAATATATATACTGTTGTTTCAGGAATTTTGACAAGTGTATGGAGTTTTATTACAACTGTATGGAACAGTATACTTGCATTTATAACGCCTATAATAACAGCCATATGGAGTGTTATAACTACTATTTGGACATCTATATATACAATAATAGTTACTGTTTTAACAACAATATGGAGTCTTATAGTAACCATTTGGACTGGAATATATTCAACAATATCACCTATAATAATGGCTATATGGAATGTTATAACTACCATATGGACTGCCATATATACAACTGTTGTAGGCATATTAACCAGTATATGGGGATTTATTACTGGGGTATGGAACAGTATATATGGAACAGTTTCAGGGGTGATTTCTGGTATAGTCGGTACTATAAGTGGTGGCTTCAGTACTGCGTATTCAGTTGTAGTTGGTATATTTACAGGAATGAAAAATACAGTTCTTGCAGTATTTCAAGGAATATGGAGTGGTGTAAAAGCCATAATCAATACTGGCATAGGTATGATTAATGGATTTATAGGTGGTGTAAACAAAGTAATAGGTGTTGCAAACAAAGTACCTGGTGTAAATATAGGATCAGTTGGAACAATACCTGCACTTGCAAAAGGTGGAATAACTACAGGCCCAAGTATTGCAGGTGAAGCAGGACAAGAAGCAGTAATACCATTGAAACGTAACAATCCAAGGAGTATAAGCCTTCTTTCCAAAACTGCAGGTATATTGGGAGTGGGTCAAATAAAAGCAAAAAAAGCTGGTAGTATTTCACATGGTAGTGGAGGAGCATCTGGTGGTAATGGAGAAAAAACTCCATTTTATATAGTATATTCACCTAAAATATATACTTCGGATAATGAAAAAACAGACATAAAAAAACAACTGGATGAAAGCTTTGAAAAATTCAAACAGTGGTACGAGCAAATCAAGCATGATGAGGAGAGATTGGATTATGGCAGTTGATAATATATATGAAACTGTAGAGGGCGATACTTTTGATAGTATTGCCTTTCAAATTTATGGAGATGAATTCAAAGCTTCTGAAATAATAAAATCGAATCCTGATTATATAAAAAATATAATTTTTAGTTTCGGCATCAAATTAAAATTACCAGTAATAGAAACTCCTGAAAGTTCCACACTGCCACCATGGAAGAGAGAAGACATATGAATTTAAGATACAATGGTACTGATATAACAGACAGTGTCAATATAATAGATGCATCAGTTACAGATAGATGTGGAGGAAAATCTGATTCCATGGATATAATGTTCAGTGATACAAAAAAATTATGGAGACAGTGGAATCCTGCAAAAGGTGATATTTTAGAAGTTTCTCAAGATGGCTTTTCCAGTGGAGCCATGTATATAGATGAATTTGAAGTTTTCAATGGAAAATATAATATAAAAAGCAAATCCATTCCTATAAATTCAAGAACTAAAAAAACCAATGGCTGGGAGAATATAAGATTTAAACAAATCATGTCCCAATTGTCTTCAGAAGTTGGCTTACAGCTTAAAACTTATGGCATAGAAGATCATCTGTATGATAGGATGGACATGATAAATAGGACCAACCTGGAATTTATGAATGAACGATGTATCTTAGAAGGATACAGCCTTAAAATAACGGATAAAAAAGCTATAATATATTCTGAAAAAGCACTTGAAAATTATGCTCCTGTAAAGGAAATAAGTGAAGATTCATTGATAGGCAACTATAAGTTCAAGACTATTTCATCTGGAATATATTCTTCATGTCTAGTTGAATATTTCGCCAGCAACAATATTATAAAATATAAATTTGATCCTAAAAATCCTCCTATAGGAGATGTATTAAAAGTAAATTTAAGAGCAAATAACATAGGAGAGGCAGAGAGGTATTCAAAAAATTTATTAAGATACAATAATAAAATGGAAACTGTAGGAGCGTTTAGTATAAAACAAGATAGTACCTTAGCAGCAGGAAATACAATTGCTATAAAAGATATAGGGTCCTTTAGTGGAAAATATTTCATTTATCTAATAAATCATAATTTCACAAATGGGAAATCCTATTTAAAAGCAAGAAGAGTATTGGAGGATTATTAAATGATTAGGAAGGGCATAGTTTCATCTGCAGATAATTTAAATAAAACAGCAAGAGTGTACTTCCCTGACTTGGATAATAACCTTACATACAGAATCAAAATAGCGGAAAATGTAGGAGAAATCAATACAGGAAATATAGTTATAGTCGCTTTTTGGCAGAAAGACAGTATGTCAGATGGTGCAGTAATAGCAGAATTGAGGTGAAGATATGGCTATAGCAGTATTTGGACCAATGATTTTTTCTGTTAGTGCAAATAAAATCTATTCTTTTGACGATTATAATTTTTCAAGTTCAATAAATATAGAAGAACAGGAAATTGACAATAGTAAATCCGCCACTTATATAAAAGGATTGAATCTTGACGAATTTGGTTTTTCCATAAGCCTTGTAAAACAGAAAACAGTAGATATAAGGACTGAAATAATAAAATGGATTAACCTACAAAACAAAAGAATTCCCTATATGTTTATTATCAACAACAGACCAATTACATCCAATAAATTTCTGCTGACTTCAGTAAAAGTCGGGAGTGCTGTTTTTAATTCAAAAGGTGATTATATAAAGGCTAAAATTGAAGTGAGCTTTAAAGAATATGCAAGAAAAGGTTCAAAGAAAAAAAGTGCAGTGTAGGTGATGTTAATGGATAAATACACTATATACTCCAACAAAGTTGAATTAAATTGGAATGCAAAAGGAAATGAAAGAATACTGCAAAATGTTACCAATCTTTTAAATACTTATACAAATGAGGTTGCATATAACAGAAAGATGGGAAGGAACAGTGATAATATAGATAGACCTGCACCAGTTATGATAGGTGCAGTTATAGAGGAAACTTATGATTTAATCCAGGAATATGAGCCAAGAGTGAACATATTGGATGTAGAATATATGGGTATGGAAGATGATATACCTGTGTTAAGGGTGGTGCTGCAGCTTGAGTGATATAAATTTTGTTGAAACTGATTCAAAAACTATATATGAAAACATAATAAATGATTTTGAAAATGCTTATGGTGAAACTCTTTACCCTGCAGATGAAAGAAGAATATTTATACAGCAGTTGATTCCTATAATTGTTGGATTAAAAAATGATATAAATGATAGTGCAAAACAAAATTTATTAAGATATGCAAGAAGTCCTGTACTTGATGCTATTGGTGTCGATATATATCATACAGAAAGATTGGAACCACAAAAAGCAACTTGTCCAGGATTAATTACATTAGTTGCCATACAGAACGATGATATTCAGATACCATCCGGGAAAAGAGTTACTCCGGATGGTATTATATTTTTCAAAATAAAAGATGATGTGACAATAGAGGCTGGTCAAACTCAAAAAGAGTGTACCTTGGAAGCAGTAGATCAAGGAGCATCTTATAATGGATTCCTATCAGGTCAGATAAAGAACATAGTTGATCCTATTCCTTATGTAGAAAGCATTATAAACATAGATACATCAAAAGGTGGGGCAGATTTAGAAGATGATGATAGTTACAGGGAAAGATGCAGGATTGCACCAGAAAGCTATTCTACTGCCGGACCTGAAAAGGCGTATGAATATTTTGCTAAAAGTGCTGATTCCTCAATAGTTGATGTGAAAGTTGATTCTCCAAGCCCTGGTGTTGTAAAAATAATCCCTTTACTGGTAAATGGAGAAGTACCCAATCAATCTATTTTAGATAAAGTATATGCTGAATGCAGTCCACGCAATAGGAGACCTCTTACAGACAATGTACAAGTTGATGTTCCCACTACAGTAAATTATGATATAGATCTTACTTATTATTTGGACATAGAACATAAAACAGAAGAATTGCAATTTAGAAAATCCATAGAAGGTTCTAATTTGGATTATCTGGATGGGGCCATAAGGGATTATATAAATTGGCAGCAGGGAAGAATGGGAATCTCAATAAATCCAGACGAATTGAGATATAAAATACAAAATGCTGCAAGTTACAGGACAAGTAGTGGCAAAAGCTATACTGCAGTTCGGAGGATAGTCTTAAATTCTCCATCATTTACACAAATAAATAAAACAGATGTAGCTAAAGTATCTAACATAAACATTACTTATGGAGGAATGGAATAATGGATTTAAACAACATAGATTTATTTGCCTTACAAACAACATATATGAAAAAGGATAGTACTACAAAGGCTCTATGCAAAGCGTTGAATCCATATTTTATAAAGTTGTCACAAGATGTGAAGCTGGCTTTAATCTATAGTAGAATAGATGAACTTGATGTACAGGCAGTGGATGAGCTTGCCTGGCAAATGCATGTAGATTTTTATGATTATACCCTTTCTATAGAAAGTAAAAGAAGATTGGTTAAAAGTTCTTTGGAATGGCACAAGATAAAAGGTACTCCAGAGGCAGTAGAAAAAGCTTCTTCTTCTGTTTTTGGAAATTCTAAATTGGAGGAATGGTTTGAATATGAAGGTGAACCATTCTTTTTTAGAATGGATGTAGATATAACTGAACAGGGAGCTTCACCTGAAAATTTAAAAAAGTTGGACATTCTTATAAATGAATATAAAAATAAGCGTTCATGGCTTGAAATAATAAGGATATTTTTAACTGCAAAAGGAACTATGTATTTTGCAAGCACAATAAGCAGCGGTGAGGAAATAACAGTGTATCCTTGGCTTTCTACTGAAACAGTTAGTAAAGGAAAGTTAAATATAGCAACTGCTAACCGATTTGTAGAGGAAACAACTATATATCCTAAGAGGGAGGTATAAACTTTGGTAGAAAATTTCTATACCATAATCACTAAGATAGGTAAAGCAAAAATAGCAAATGCAACGGCTTTAGGTGTTAAATTAAATATAGTTAAATTTGCTGTAGGAGATGGAAATGGTTCATATTATAATCCTGTTGAAGAACAGGAAGAATTAAAAAATGAAGTATGGAGAGGAAATGTTAATTCCATTGATATAGACAAAGATAATCCTAATTGGATAGTAGCCAAAAGTGTCATTATGTCTTCAGAAGGGGGCTTCATGATGAGAGAAGCAGGTTTGTTTGATGAAGCTGGTGATATGATTGCAATTGGAAAATATCCAGAAACATATAAACCTTTAATGGCAGAGGGAAGTGCTAAGGACCTTTACGTTAAAATGATTATTGAAGTTTCCAATGCTTCAAATGTAACCTTAAAAATAGATCCTACAGTAATACTTGCTACACAAAAAGATATAAAGAATCTTCAAGAACAAATAGATAACTTGTCATCTGATACTGTATCAGATAAAGAGATAATAACAATTAATCATGGCTTGAATTGTTATCCAATTGTAAGATTGATATCCACAAATTATGGTGCAGGTATAGGACAGGCAGGAGAAACACCTGCAGGAGGTACTGAAAGTTATTTAATGGAATCCAAAATATGTTATTTAGATAAAGATAATATCAAAATATATGTACCTAAGAAGTATTCTAAGGATAATGCTTCAGTTGAAAAACTGAATGATAAACAATATATTTTAACTTTTGATAATGAAGTTGAAAGTATTTTAATAGATTTACTGGAGGTGGCTTAGATGGAAGATTTAATCAAAGGGGAACTGGATTGGCATAATAAAGTTAATGAAAATTTTCATGAAGTTGATTCGCAAATGGCTGAGAAAGCGAATAAAGGAAGTGGAGCAACTATAATTATCGCAGCAAGCAATGCAAGTGATAACAGCAAATTAACAGCTAATTATTTGTGCGATGGAATTAATGACTACGATATAATAATGAATGCAATAAATAATTTACCGCATGCAGATTTTAAAACACCAGTTGGTGTGCTCAATGCGCCATTTGGTAAAATTATTTTCACAGAAGGTGTATTCAAACTTAATACTAAAATAGTGTTGCCTTTTGGTAGTCACATAATTGCTGAGGGAATGGGAAGATGTTATCAAGATTGCGATTTTGGTGGAAATGGTGGAACTATTATTTCAAGTTCAGACCCTCATGGAATTTTAAAATTACCTTTTAAAACTGAATGGGGCGACAATATAACATTTATTGCTAGAGATTTAGATTTTAGACAAGATGGAGAACTACTTGCTAGTGAAATTGCGGTTAATTGTGTTGGGCTAATGTCTGGTGGGTTGGAAAATATTGGTGTAATAAATGACCACAATATATCAGGAATTACAAGTCAACAAGGAATGGGATTAAATTTAAATATTGGTGCTTACGGAAATACAGCTTTTGCACGAGATATAGACGTTGGTGCTTTTGGGCAAGGAAATGGCGTCTATTGTATGGAATGCGGTGCTAATCATCTTGTAATGGATAATATCCATTTAAATGGCGGACAAGTTTCTAACTTAGCTTTAAAAATTACCTATATGGGGGATAGATTTTACATTGGTTCATTGCATTTATTTCAATTCGGTAAAACAGATGGCTCAACAGCGTTAAAATTATTAAGAGTAGAACATACACAAGGACCTAGTAGAATGAGTGGGCAAATTGGTAATCTATCTTTCGAATCTTGTTATAAAGGCACAACCCAAACTGATTACTTTATTCAAATAGACGATAACGCTGATTTACAAATAGATAGAATAATAGATAATAATCAAGCTGCACCTAACTTAAATTTACTATATGGTAGTTATGATAAAGTAAGTGTTAAAACATACTGTGGAACAAATAAACAAGCAAAGGGGGGATTTTGGATTCCTACTCCTGCTGTACCTTCAATAACGCCGGATGGAACAGCTTTTGGACAAGAAAATAAAGCAACTAATAATTATCCTTTTCCAATGCAAGTTTTCATACCATCATTTCCTACTGATTGTATTTTAAATATTCAAGATGGTATTTTAAGCAATAAGACAGTAGGAAAACCAGCTAGTTTTATTCTTGCACCTGGACAAAGTGTATTTTTTACAAAGAGTGTACCTGCGAGCTGGATATGGCTAGGAATGTGATATTTTTAATATAAGTAAAAATTATAATATGAACTAAGTAATTAAGGAGTTTTGAAGAAATTTAAGACTTTTTTATATTATAATTGCATTGACACTATGTGGCTCATGTGATATATTAGACACATCAGCTCTATAAGCTGAATATTTAAAATAAAAAGGGTGTATTATATGGCAATTTCTGCAAGAGTTCAAGTTATAAATGAGGTGTGTTACGACGAAAGTGCGAAAGGTGAAAAATGGGTTTTGTGTCTTCAATGGTGTCGCTATATTTATAATGATGGCTCACTAGAAACTGGCTTTCGTTTTATATGGAGAAGACCTGATGGGACACTTCAGGCGGCTAGGGGACAGGCGAGAATACCAAATTTAAAAATGGTTGAAGAACTTATGGAAAAGGCAAAAATAGAAGGATGGGCTCATAATAAGTCCGACGAAAAGGAAAAAATTGATAACCGATAAATCATAATAGAATATTTTTGCGAACTAATGTATTAGCGTATCATTTCTTAAAGTTTTGTATATACTTAGTATATACAAAACTTTAAAGGTGTGATAATATGAATAAAAAGGATAATAAAGGAGTGAGGTATATGGCAACTACAGTTGTACGTAAGTGGGGAAATAGTTTAGCTTTGCGTATTCCTCAGGAAATTTCTTCATTACTGAAGTATAATGACGGAGTTAATGTAGAAATGTATGTAAATGAAAAAAAAGAAGAATTAATCTTAAAAAGAAAAGAACATTATATTAATGATCAAGAAGCATTAAGAAGACATTTTCTATTATTAAGGGAAAAATGCAAACCGGGAATGGAAACTCACAGAGAAGTTTTTGATGAACCTCAAGGGGATGAAATAATTTAATGAGCATAGAAGGCAACGTGGAGCGTGGCAGTATTGTATGGTTAAATATGCATCCCACGAAAGGGCATGAGCAGAATGGATGGAGATCAGCAATAGTATTGTCAGATGGATTAATTGATTCTAATAATTCAAGTTTTGCTATAGTTGTTCCAATAACAACTAAAGTAAAAAAATATCCATTTGAAGTTGAAGTACCAGCTGGAATTCAAACGCCAAACGGGAGAGTTAAATTTGATGAATTGGAAGGAGTTGTATTGACAGATCAATTTAAATCACTTGATATTAGTGCCAGGGATGGAGTTGTAATTGGTAAAGTAGATGAAACTTCTGATTTTTATAAAACTATAATTACTAATGTAAGATCTATATTAGCATAATAAATAATAAAAGAAAATATTAATAACTAAGAGATTTAGATTAAATTCTAGGTCTCTTTTTTAATATCTTAATACCTTGAAGGAGGTTAAATATCAATAGTAAATTTGTTTTTAATGCCACTAATAAGTATTTTGGAAATATATTTACTGCAACAGAAGAAGCTGTTTTAAAAGGCTATAATTTTATGATATTTAACGATATCATCTATTTCATAGATGAATCAGACAAATGTCATAATGCTAAAATGTATCAAAGAAATTTATAATCTTTAATGTACTAAAAGGAGACTCTCCAAAGCTCTTTTTATATAGTTTAAAAAGTTAAATTCAAATCAAATATTAATAAACATATATACTTATTATAAAAACTTCATAATTTGGAAATCCTAATGTTAAAAGAAGAAGGTGCAAAGTTTAGCATACACAACACCTTCTTCAAAAATATGCTCCTTGGTGGGAGACATTTAAATTATTGACAGTTTTCCCTAGGGATAAACATTAGGAGGAAAATTTATGAACTGCAATGAAGAAGTAACTGTTAAATTAGTTGGCAAGCTTACATTGGAAATACCTCAACTGGATCAATTAAAAATAAGAGATCTTATAGATGAGGTACTTGTAGGATATGAAATATATCCAATAGAGAGATCTTTGGTAGTTTCTGATATTGAAGAAAAGGTTAGATATTTTTTACAATCCAAAAAGATAGATGGTGCAAGTCCTCTCACACTTTATAATTATAATCTGCAATTGATAAAATTTGGTGAATATATACATAAACCTGTAAATTCTATAACTGTTGTTGATATAAGAATATACCTGGCTATGGTATCCAAAGAATCTAAAAATACAACTGTGGCCAATAAAATAAGCATACTTAAAAGTTTCTTTTCATGGTTGGAAAATGAAGAGATGATCTTAAAAAATCCAATGCGAAAGATAAAAAATATAAAAAGAAATAAGAGACTGAGAAAATCTTTAACCCAGGATGAACTGGAGTTGTTGAGGGACTCATGTAAAACTATACGCCAGAGAGCTATATTGGAATTCCTATTTAGTACAGGATGCAGACTTGCAGAAATGGTAAATGTAAACACAGATGATATAAAATGGGATAAAGGAGAATTAAATGTGATAGGTAAAGGATCTAAAGAAAGAGTTGTATATTTAGGACCAAAAGCAAAATTATATTTAAAGAAATATCTAAAAGAGAGGGAGCATATAAAAAATCCAGCACTATTTGTAGCTTCTAAATATCCATATGCTAGATTGGGAAACCGTTCAATAGAAAAGGAAGTCAATAAAATAGCTGATATGGCAGGACTTGATAAAGCTGTATATCCACATTTGCTCAGGCATACAACGGCTACTCTAGCATTAAAATCAGGTATGAGCCTAACATCTATTCAACATCTGCTGGGACATGAAAGCCCTGCAACTACACAAATATATGCACAAACGGATAATGAATCCGTAAAACAAGAATATAAAAAATATCTTACTCAGTAGAACTTGGATTATCCAGGTTCTTTTATTTTGTTCAAAAATACTTAATTGGAGGTGCTATATGAATGATATTAACATAGCAGCAATAACTACTGCTGTAGGACTTTTATGTACTATGGTAGGAACTTTTGTAGGATACAAGAGTTTTAAAAGTGAAACTAAAAGAAATTTCAAACAGGAGGTGAGTGAAGATGCAAAAGGCGATACTCAACTTAAAATGCAATTAGATTACATAAGCAGAGGAGTTGATGATATAAAACTTGATATTAAAGATCAAAACAGAAAGATATCAAGTTTGATAGAAAGAGTTGCTAGGATTGAAGAGAGTGTTAAGTCAGCACATCATAGGATTGATGATTTGGAAGACAAAATATAAATTTAGGAAGGAAATGATTATATGAAAATAACTTACGATTTTGGTCACGGAACTGGCCAGGATAGGGGAGCAAGTGGCTATCGAAATGAGGAGCATGACTGCAGGGAGTATGGTGCACTTGTTATAAAAAAATTGCAGAGCTTAGGCCATGCTTGTTATAATTGTACTCCTACTGTAAGTCCAGCACTTACCCTTGGACAATCTCTAGCCTATAGAGTCAACAAAGCAAATTACTATGGATCACAGTTGCATATCTGCATGCATGTCAATGCCTATAAAACAGATGTGGCCACAGGATGTGAAGTTGAGTATGCAAGCAATTCAGGAAAAACTTATGCCGATAAGGTATCAGCCGAAATTTCTACATTCCTGGGACTAACAAATAGAGGAGCAAAATTGCAAGGTGGATTATATGTATTGAAATATACCAATATGCCTGCAATATTGATAGAACCATTCTTCTGTGACAATAAATCAGATTGCAGCAAATATAATGCTGAAAAACTTGCAACTGCTATTGTTAAGGGTATTACTGGAATAGATACATCTGTAAAACCTAAGGTCGTTTCAAAAACTGAAGCACAATTAGCTCCAAAGTATGATGAAAGTATGCCTTCAGGATCTAATATTTTCAATATACCAAATATACATGGATATATTGAAGAAACTACAGATGGCAGGTTGACAATCCATAAGGATAGAGGAAATTATGTAGCTATAGGCAAAGGTTTTGCAGACCTTTATTGGAACGATAACAATGGACATGGTGGTCATAAAAGAATATGAGGTTAATGGAGAGCTGAAAAAGACTCTTTTTTATTTACAAGATATATTGTAAAGCAAATACGAATTTTCAATAAAAATGTAAAGTAAAATAAAAATTTATGGAGGTAATATATTATGGTAAGTAATGAAATAGTAAATATAATAGCAAGTGGAGTATTAAGTGTTTTGGGGGCTTTGGCTTCTTATGGAGTAACAGTTGGAGTTAATTATTTAAAGAAAAAGAGAGATGCTCTTATAGCCCAAATGGGAGTAGACAAATATAATGAGAATTATAAACTTGCTCATGATTTATATTATACTGTAGAGCAAAAATTTAGATTTATTCCAGATGCAGGAAAACAAAAGGCAGATGAATTTAATAAGCTTTTAGTTGAAAAGATTCCAGGAATATCTCAAGAAAAAATGGATCATTTTAGGGAGGCCATTTGTGGAAAGATAAATTCTCAGGTTAAAGATAGTGGAGTTTTGGCTCCTGCCTTTGATTCAACTAAGGATACTGCAGATGTAGTACAAGCTATACAGAAATAATTTAAAGCCTGGAGTATATTAATTTTACTCTAGGCCTTATTTTTTCTTTTTTTCATATTAAGTTCCCCCTTAATTATTATATGAAATTATACACTAATTATAGAATATAATGTATACTTAAACCAGTACTCATTCCAATTATAATTACTTATATGAAAAGATTTTGTAATATAAAATTTAAATTATACAAACCCATCAACCACGCCATTTTCTAAGTGATGTTTATTATTCTGGTCAGCAGGTACTGACCAGAATAATAAACATCACATCTGTAAAAAGAAAAGCAGTTCCTTTGAGGCACTGTCCCAGGTGATTTTATCGAATATGTCTTTTGCAA